CTGCACTTTCGTCTATCCCAGACCCTGAATTGTCTCCACTGGCATATTGGAAATCCATGTAGTAAACTTCACTCGTGGGCCGCGACATTGTCTGAAAAGACGACATTTCTAAAGGCAACAGTTTCGGGAAAAGCTGGCTGAGCAATGGAAGAATCTGCGGCTGTTGTGTGCCAAGTGCAGTAGTAGTAGTTGTGGTAGCATCTTCCCATCGACGATAACCACTTTCAGTACATGTCTCTAAATAATTTGCTTCTGAACTTGCGTAGTTATCAATTATAGCATTAAAGATAAACTTCGGATTAGACCAGTCTTCGATACCAGTATCTTCAATACCTTCAAGCAGCGCTTCCTTAACACCTTCAACCGTTTTTGGCCTATTGATAGTCTTTCCATCACTAAGCCTAAAGTATTTCTTTCTCTCTTCTTTCTTAGATGTGAGAATGCCAATACCAGTCGGAATTTCAGATGGCTTCATGCGTTCTACAATCGGCATAGAAATCTTCTCTACACACTCGGAAATTTCTTCGAGCGTAGTACAACGGTTTATACCGTCAGAAATAGCCATAGCGATTGTAGCATCGTCGCCAGCGAGTTTTGCAATGGTATTGGCTTTTGCGTCAGCAAGTGACTTAGCAGCGAAAGCAGCAGTCACAGCATCGGTAGCCATGGCCGTAATGTCAACTTTGTCTTCATCTTTGTTCATGATGCCGTCAAGCTGCTTCTGGAACGCTTCAAGTCGATCTGTAACTGCAGACATGTCAACAGTCGGCTGCGCGTCCGTTTTCTTTACATCAGTGTTATCGGTAGCGACTTTCTCTTCGACATCAACTTTCTTGTCAACTTCTTGATTCATAATTGGTTCCTCCTCGGCTTCCTCTATGGAAACCTCTGTAACGTTTTCGATTTCATCTTTAGTCCACTTAACAGTTTGCGTGTTCGCGGCACCTCGTGTTACGATGTCACATCCATCAAGTACGTAATCTGTTATTTCAAGGTATGGTTTGTTATTACCATCTTTCTTCTCTTCTGCATTTCCATACCCAATAATAGACCATTCTGTTGCTACACCATGTTCCCATAATGTGATAATATCACTACCTACACTCGTAGGTATTACTGCTCCTTCGAGGTATACATTATCACCAACGATTGAGATTGCATCATAACGTACACATATCTCACTTGGTTTCGGAGCAGAAAAGAAATCTGGGTGTCCGTCCATTCCCCAGAGTTTGCCAGCCTTTATAAGCCGGTTAGCCCGTGGAATGTTGTTTTCCATTTCTGCACGCGGATACAAACGTCGGTTCTTATTGACCTTATCAACCTGTGCTACTTTTGCTTTGAATTTAGCCTCTCCGCTTTCAGTTTTCTCAATTATTTCGGGGAGACATTCAAAGTTGTCGCGTAACGGCTCTCTTCCATCTGTCTTGACTTGCTCAGCTTTGTCTTCTGCTGCTGAAACAGCGTTCTCATCTTTGGCATCCATTGCCTCCATGAGTAACTGTTCAACCTCGTCAAGACTATCTGAAACTTCGATGCGTTCAAGCAATGTAGGTTTAGCGACCTGCGCGTCGCTCACTTCTTCATAGCTATCAACATCAATGTCAAGAGCAGCGGCATGAGCCATCAGGTGTACTCGTGCTTTTGAAACTGATTCGCTATCACCAATAACGTCACCAAGTTTTGAGATAGAAGTCTTGAGCATCTCCACGTCAACGGTACCATTCTCTGTACCCTTATCAACATTAGGAGTGTGATGCTCCAATAGTCTTATGACTTCATCTTCGTCTCGATGGACGATGGCGAAAGCTGCATCTGGGATAGCAGCATCCACTATTTGCCCATCACTATTTACCATACGCATCACACTTTCTTTGTTTTTTGAAGATTTCCTCTACAACTATTTTCCCATCCCCAAATTTCATCTCCATATTCACAATATAACGTAATGACGTTGCTGTCAAGTTTTGTTAACACATTTTTCAATATTTCTTCACGCTTATCTCTTTTAGTTGAGCTTAAGTCATCTTTATAATATACTATATCAAAACAGAATGCCGTTGCCTTACACCCACTCATATTGTCTCTGTAGATAGTTTCCTGAGATTTCGGAAGACCGTCTTGGTCATTACAAGATATGATGCATTCGATTATAAAATTTTCTTTAATACTATCAAAAGCAGAAATAATATCAGGAAATTCACGACTTCGATCACGCGCACCATCACCTACAAACAGAGAAAGTCCATGTTTTGAGTTATGTATTTGAGCATATACACCATCTGAAGTCATAGCGTGAGTAATACATTCGTCGTCGATCTCGTCCACAACTTCCGGTAACAATGAACGAATAGGTTGATTCGGCTTAATCGCGCCAGCATCGTAGAAAAACCAGAACGGCCTCAGCACGTCCATGATAACTTCGTTCGTATGTCTAACAAGATACGAACCATTTTCGAGATCAAACAACTCATCTCTCGTATCTATTTCAATAGCATCTATAACTTTTATGTTTTCATCGACATTACTAAGTAATTCTAAGCGTTCTGCAAGTGGCACAAGTATTAACTCTCGTCCGTCAAAATTGAAAACATCATAAACGTATAGCTTATTCATTATTCCAACACACATGAACATAGCATCATGTGGGGTTTCCATTGCAATGAACTGGTCTATGTCTTCTGCATATCCAATTGGTTGTCTTCCATACTGATCAAATAGCTTTACTTCATCACCCATTTTATGAACCTGGATAAGTGCGTACCTATCACTAATCTTTTGAGCAAACAGAGGGAATTTGTACGCTCCACTTTTTCGGAAGCAACCAGTTTCGACATGTTCACCAACTACTATTGACGATAGTGGATATTCTATACCTGCTCCATCTCGACGAACCAGCATTAGATCGTAAACAGGTACTCTGGTATCTGAATTTACGCTGCCACTCGCCAATATATTTATTCCAGCTATGTCATCAGGAAGCAATTCATCGTATTTCTTTTCAGATGCGAGGATCATGCTTTCATCGTTATTGTAAATTGAAGCACCAACGGCATTGACAACGTTTTCTGCCACAACAATAAATGGTGGTAACTCAGGCAGATCATCTTCTACATTACTATCAAGTTCATCTGTCACAATATGTGGCTGTTCAGTCATCGACATGAACTTCAATGCTATATCGTGTAGCTCTCCATCCACAATTTCATGTGCAATACTATGTAAACGAATAGCGTCCACAGCCGACGGCAATACACTTTCATCAACAGGCATAGTTGCTTTGTGAAATGTACCAGAACATGCTTCTGAATATTCTTTGGCAACGATCTCTGCATCTTCTGTATTCCATCCATATTTATATGGAAAACGAATAGATACAGTTTCACTGTCGTCCCCAAAATAGCATACGATGCGCTCTGTATGTTTCCCGCCAATATCCACATGTGGAACCCTCACACACCTACGGGCACCGCCTACATCACGTAGTTCACAAACATGCTCTTTTATATATATTTTATTCTGTTTCATTATTAGCCACCACATCTTCACTTTCATCTGCATTATCTGCATTATCTGAATTTGCATTCAGTGACTGTATCCACACTTCTACCTCTTGCGGGGTAAGACCGAGTAATTTTATCCCAACTATTTCAGGTGGCACGCCTAAGTCCATCCAAATCTTTGCTGATGCAGCATTAGTATGTGTGATTGAGTTCATGTCAAGCACAGAGTTAGACATAATCTTAGGATAGACAATACGGTAATTGATACTTTCTGGGAGAATACCTTTGAGAACCAATTGCAGGTCAAAAATCTCTCTTAAACCTTTTTCATGAGCATCCTGCAATGCAATAACGCTTGTTGCAAATGCTTCTTTCGCGTCTTCCGGCGTCTTATCGACAAAAGATTTCATACCACCGACACGCATGTTCAAGTATGTCATTGGCACGCCCATGCCACCAAGTATGCGGTTCATACCCCAGTAGATGTCATTGATATTATCGAGTGATGTAGTACCACCCTTCATGTTTTCAATGTCTCCATCAACCGTTTTCCCTTCAGGTGTATAAAACCTTGCCAGATAAAAGTCAGTCGTAACGCTTAATGGATTTCTAGCACTTTGTATTTCAAAAATCTCATTGGTACTGTCATATGAAATAGTTTCATCTGTAGTCATCGTTTTACGATATTTTTCTACGATGTCTGCAGCTTCTTGTGGCGTAGTGCCAGCAGAAATTGGAATGCGATGTATCATTTTATCGAAAGCACGTGACAACCTCGCGAAAGCCAAACTATCCTCTTGAGCATACAGTCGTTTCCACGGGGTAACCACACCTGCAAATATTGACTCTGAATACTTCTTTCCTCCCTTACGACCATAACTCCATTGAACAATCTGGTATGGATAAAAAGCAGCTATCACATTGTCAGCATCATCAACCTGAATAAATGCTGAATCGTCTCTATGCTTACTGGGGTCTTCCATAGTTATTTCAGGATCACCAGTTTTGAGACGACCATACGTATCTTCATTACGAATTATTGTCCATGGTTCTGGGAACATCTTAATGCGCTTGATATTGTTTTTATCGTCAAACACTAATTCAGTGAACAAATCACCATACTTTGCCATAGACCTCATGAACTCTTTAGTATTTGCGTTGAGACCAGTGTCTGCTATCATTGTGTGGAGTATATCAAGTGCTTTCTTTTCTTCTGGTGTCAATTCTTTCTTTGCAGATGATATGTCATTCTCATCTGATGCTATTTCAATCTTGAACCCGAAATTATTTACCATACTTGCGTTTTTCCAACACGACGCGAATGTAGCATATGTATCCATAGCGTTTGCAACAAGCGAATCATGCTTGTCCATCATATTGATAGCTAAGCATACGTCTTTTCGGTTATCAGGCAGAACCCAAGGCATCTCAAAGTTAGAAGGACCTGTTTTGTTATTCCCTCCAGCACTGTATAAAACCTCAGTGTCAACTTTATTCGTTTTTGTTATCTGATGCCACATACGTGTAAATACATTAGGCATATTACCAACCACCTTTGTGAGATGCTCTCCCACCAATTACTGGCATATTTGCGTCGAATCCACCATTTCTGATGGCTGTATCTGCGAGCCAAAGGCTCATGATCATATCAGTGGTATCTGTTTCATACGGATAACCAAGCATTTCCCCGATGAGATTACAGATTGGACACTTATACAACGGATCACTATGATCGCCCTTGTACGGGAAATGCCATACTCCCTTACTCATCTCTGCCACAAGACCTGGCAATCCTATTTCTGGGTTCCACTTTTGCGATCCTGTGAAATTCCCTCTTAACGTTACTTTTGCCGTTGCGTGTTTTTCGGCAAGTACAGCAATTAGGTCTATAAATGCAGACTGTGTAGCATTGTTCTCTACGAGTATTTTCCTGAAACCGTATTTCTCATTCATTGCAATTATTTTCTCAGCCACAGTTCTTGGCCGCGCTCTGAACCTGTCTATTTCTAATATTGCTTTTTGTCCTTCGTGTCCAACCGCTATTGCCGTTATACACGAGAAACTACCACTCTTTTTTAATGAAGCAGCTGGGTCAAGACCACAATATGTATCTTTTATGTCGAAAGGTACTTCACCCAATTTGATTGTGCGATCCAATGCACATTCAATAATCTCTTTTGTCCACCAGTCTTGTCTATCTTGCAATCCCTTCAACAAGTACTGCTGGTTATAAGCCACTTCCTTGATTGTTGCCAGCTTCGCGTCAAGTGCTTCCAACGGCCACCTCTCAGGCCACAATGATGTACGTATACCGTTTATAACGCTCTCTGCTGGCTTTTTCCAGTGAACCCATGCTGTATCATCAAGTAACTGCTGATGCAGGTCTGTGGGCGTCCACGGTGTACCAACGACGATGTTGTGACTGCTCCCGATGTTAAGCCAGTCAGTCCTGAAAATACGTTCTACC